GTTCAATGGTATAGAGAAACTTATGTTTGTGAACCGAAAGAAAAACGTGGTGCAGAGGATGCTTATTGGATTTGGGATTATCCTGATCCCAATAAAACTTACATTGTTGTAGCCGATGTTGCGCGTGGTGATGGAAACGATAATTCAGCATTTCATGTTCTTGACATAGATAATTTAGAACAAGTTGCAGAATATCGTGGAAAACTTGATACAAAATCATATGGCAATATGTTAGTATCAGTTGCCACAGAATACAATGATGCAATGTTAGTAGTTGAAAATGCCAATGTTGGTTGGGCGGTTATTCAACAAATTATTGATAGAGGTTATCCAAATCTTTATTACACTTACAAAGAAGACGGTTATATCGATCCATCTATACAGATACCAAAAGGTTATGACTTAAAAGATAAATCACAAATGGTTCCTGGATTTACAACAAGTGCAAAAACAAGACCACTTCTTATTTCTAAATTGGAAACATATTTCCGTGAAAGAACACCGATAGTAAAATCTGCAAGATTGACGGAAGAACTTCTTGTATTTGTTTGGAATGGTTCAAAGGCAGAGGCACAAAATGGATATAAAGATGACTTGGTTATGTCATTTGCGATTGGTCTTTGGGTTAGAGATACCGCAATAAAACTTCGTCAAGAGGGACTGATGAAGACAAGAATGAGTTTAGATTACATGGGAAAATCAACAACACCACTTAAACCATCATATCAATACGGTGATGACCGCGATGGTTGGAGTATGACCGTGAATGGTCAAAACGAAGACCTAACATGGTTAATAAAATAACGTTTCTAATTTTTACTACATATTTATATTAAGTTTACAGTATACAAAATAGGTGACAAATGGCACAGAAAAAATCATTATTTGATAGGTTAAAAACACTTTTTTCAACTAATGTTGTTGTTCGTAATGTTGGTGGTAAAAAATTAAAAGTCGTTGATACTGCAAGGTATCAAGGTGATGGGAACCCTCATACATCAAAAGTTATTGACAGATATGGTCGATTGCATGGAACAAAGGGAACTCCTATTTCTGTATACAACCAGTATAACTCTTTTTCTGCTACAAAGATAGACTTGTACACCGATTATGAGGCAATGGACACCGATGCCATTATTTCATCTGCTCTTGACATATATTCAGATGAAAGCACTCTAAAAAATGATCAAGGTGATGTACTAACCATACGAACCGATAATGATAATATAAGAAAAATACTTCGTAACCTTTTTTATGATGTTCTTAATATAGAATATAATCTTTGGCCGTGGATTCGTAATCTCTGTAAATATGGTGATTTTTATTTGTACCTTGATGTAAAAGATGAATTGGGTGTAACTAATGTTGTTCCATTTTCTCCGTATGAAATGCAAAGAGAGGAAGGAACTGATCCAGAACATATCTATATGACAAAATTTATCTACGAGGGTCCTCTCGGTAAGGGGGAATTTCAGAATTATGAAATTGCTCATTTTCGTCTTCTAGGTGATACTAACTTTTTACCGTATGGTAAATCCATGTTGGAAGGTGCTAGAAAACTTTTCAAACAGTTGTTACTAATGGAAGATGCGATGTTGATACATCGTATTATGCGTGCGCCTGAAAAAAGGATATTCAAAGTTGATATTGGTAACATCCCACCGGCAGAAGTAGATCAATACATGAACAATCTTATGAATAGAATGAAGAAAACACCTATCATCAATGAACAGACCGGTGACTATAATCTTCGTTTTAATATGCAAAATCTTTTGGAAGACTTTTATCTTCCAGTTCGTGGGGGTCAATCTGGAACCACCATTGAAACACTTGCTGGTTTACAATATGATTCTATACAAGATATTGAGTATTTACGTTCAAAAATATTCGCTGCTCTGAAAGTTCCGAAACCATATTTGGGCTATGATGAAAGGGTAGAAGGTAAGGCAACACTTGCAGCTCTTGATATTCGTTTTGCCAGAACAATAGAAAGAATACAAAGAATTGTAGTTTCTGAATTAACAAAAATTGCCATTGTTCATTTATATGCACAGGGGTATGAGAATGCAGATTTAGTAAACTTTGAGTTGGGATTAACCGGTCCATCTATTATCTACGAACAAGAAAAAGTTGCTCTTATGAAAGAAAGAGTGGATTTGGCTGGAACACTAATTGAGAAAAAACTATTTTCATTGAAGTATATTTATTCAAACATATTCAATTTATCAGAAGACGAAGCTGAATTTGAAAAGAATGAAGTTCTTGAAGATATTAAACACGCATTCCGTCAGAAACAAATTGAAAATGAAGGAAATGATCCTGCTGTAACAAAAGAGTCTTTCGGAACTCCTCACGATATTGCAAGTATGCAGATTCGTGGTGGTGCTAAAGTAATAAATGATGTTGAAGTTCCAGAAGGTGGTTGGCCAGGTGCGGGTAGACCTGCTAAAAACTTAAACTATGGAACGGATAAGAGTCCATTTGGGCGTGATCCTATTGGAATGAAAGATGTTGGTAATACATTAAAGGTGAATAATTCACCGAAGGTTAATAGTAAAGGTGGTTCACCACTATCCCTTGAAAATAAAAATGTTGAAAAATTGATAGATAGTATGTCTGGTATTAAAATTAAAACAAAAAAAATAATATCAGAAAGTCTTAAACGGTCTATAAAACAAGAAAATGAACCAAATTTACTCGATGAAAACAATTTATTAGATGAATTGTAACTTTCTCTATATTTATTCTATGAAAGTGTACACAAACAGGTATAAGGAAAAATGAAGAAAATAAAACATTCAAAGTTTAAAAATACTGCAATGTTGTTCGAGTTATTAACAAGACAAATAACATCGGACATCATTTCTTCAAATGAATCAGTATCAATACAGATATTGAAAAAATTTTTTAATAAGAATACAGAGCTTATTAAAGAGTATAGACTCTATAAGACTCTTTCTGATGAAAGATTTAAGTCTGATACTAAAGCAAATATGCTTATAGAAGCTGCATTAAAAGCTCGTAGAGGGTTAAACAAAAATAAATTGCAGAATGAAAAATATGAATTGATTAAAACTATCAAAGAAAATTTTGAAATAGATTCATTTTTTCAAACAAAGGTTAATAATTACAAATTATTGGCATCAATATACAAGATTTTTGAATATAATGAACTAGATAATCCCGTTGAAATTACGAAATCAAGAATAACAATCCTTGAAAATATAACATCAAAAATAAAAAATTCTGTAATATCAGAGAGTAGTGGAATAATAAACGAACCAAAAGAAGTTCGTTTATTAGCATACAAATATTTGGTTGAAAAATTTAACACAAAATATAGTAATCTTTCTGAATCACAAAAGGTGTTGTTGCGAGAATATATTGAGAATGTTAGCAATACCAATAACTTAAAGTCTCTTGTTCAAACGGAGGCGGTAACTATAAAAAGATTGTTCACAAAAAATATGCATAGAATAAATGATAAATCGTTAAAAATAAAATTACAAGAAATTGTAAACCTTTTAGAAGAATATCAGAATGTAAAAAAGATAGAAGAAAATCATATTTCAGCACTTCTTCGTTATTATAGTGTAATAGAAGATTTATCGTGGAGTAAATAATGTCATCAAATGAAATTCACCCATATAATTTTCCCGCATCACAAGCAAACGATTTTGAAAGAAAAGGACATCCTGGAAAATTTTTACAATCTATAACTTGTTCAAGTGGAACAACGACTTATTTTACAGGTTCAAATTTTGGAGTTGGCGGGTTAATAGTCCCTGCATCAACAACCGGAACTGCATCACTTTCAAAAGGTGGTGATATTCCGCTTGCAGTTCTTGCTGGTTCACAACGTATATTTGAATTATCTGTTACATCTGTTAAAGTAGATACCAATGGTCCTGTTTATGCTTTAATAAAAAATCAAGTTTCTAAATAAGGTATCATATGTCAGTTGAATCTTTCATAAAAAAATTAAAAGAATCGGGAGAATATCGTGAGTTTGTGGAAGAACTCACATTGGATGAAATGAGCACAACTGCTTCTGTTCCAGGATATGAAACTCCTAATGCATTTGCTCCAAGTGAAAAAGAGTTTGAAAAAAGTAGCAAAGAAAATGCAGAAACTATGGGATATACTGTTGTTCCAAAGAAAAAGAAAATACATTCAGAGTCGGTCTACAAACAGGCAATGGGTGTAATAAACGAAGGAACATATAATGAATTTCGTAGAGATGAAACTCGTAGTAGTAATAGAAAAATAAATGATTCTATTAAAAATATCAATAGAACAATATATGAAGTTGAGAGAGTGGTTGAACATGCACTCAAATTAAAAACCGAAATGAATGTTGATCAGAGAACTCTTTGGGGGGAATCAATGACTAGATTGCGAAAAATATCAGAAAGAATAAATCGAATTACTAAAAAAATAAACGAATTAGGTGCTTAAGATGAAACAACTACTCGTAGATACTATACTTTTTGCGGCAAATCCAAAAATGATTGCAGAATCAGAAAGAAAAAATAATGGTAAAGTTATAGTTTCGGGTGTTTTACAAAGAGCTGAGGCAAAAAATCAAAATGGTAGAGTTTACCCAAAAAAGATTTTGATGCGTGAGGTAAAAAAATATGCTGCAACAAATATAAAAGAAAACCGTGCTCTTGGAGAACTTGACCATCCGGATTCATCTGTGATAAATCTTCGCAATGTTTCTCATAATGTTCTTGGTGTAGATTGGAAAGGAAATGATGTTGTTGGTACAGTTGAAATTCTACCAACACCATCTGGAAACATTTTGAAACAACTTCTTGGTGCAGGTATTCGTCTTGGAATATCATCAAGAGGATTGGGTTCAGTTGAAGAAATAAGTGAAGGAACAGTTGAAGTACAAGATGATTTTGAATTGATTGGTTGGGATTTTGTTTCAAACCCATCAACTCATGGTGCATTTATGTATCCAGAAGGTATGAGTGAAGGTATAAATGAAGGATTGATAACAGAGGGTATTTCTACATCAACAATTTCCAAAATTGATCCTAAAATACAACGTATTCACAACAATATAACAAATATTATCTGTGAAATTGGAAATGTTTGTGAATGTATATTTGAGGGGAGATAATCATGCCTGCATTGAGTGTTCAACAACAAAAACTCATGGGACTTGCACTTGCTTACAAACGAGGTAAAGTTTCATCATCTGATGTTAGTAAAACTGTAAAGCAATTGGCAAATTCAATGTCTGAAAAAGAACTAGAAAAATATGCATCAACATCTCATAAAGGTCTTCCAAAAAAAGTAGGTGAAACAAAAAAATCAATGACGAGAGAAGAAATAAATCAATTGGTTTCAGATGCTGTT